TATGTAGCTGCAAGTTCCTCCATGGCCATCACATAAGACCCAACATTGACGTCTCCTTCAATGAACGCTTCCAGCAGTTCTTTTTGGGTATGGAATTTCCGCTGTATGGGGTAACCCGGACCAGCATGCATGTTGAGTGCCATCACGGCATCGAACATGCGAGCAAAACCTTCTGGCCCAAACGGGTCTACAAAAACAGTGGCGTAAGCTTCATCGCTCTCCACCACAAAATCCCAAGCAGCACGCGTTCTCGCAGAAATGCCTTCTGGTAGCACACTTCCATAAAGATGGAGGTCGCTAACCATAAATTCATCAGAAGGCTTAAGCATGACATGTCGCACGACAATGTCATCTATTTCCGGCAAATCGCGTAATACCCAAACCCTGCTCGCTTTTTCCTTGCGATCCCTCACAGGGGGCACCTGTTCCACAAGAGGGATCTGTGGAATGACCGCGATTCAATGTTCTCCGGACTGGTACTCCCATCCGAGGTAGTCCGCACAAGAATGTGCTTCACCTCCAGGGACAAATTTACAATGCACACAATAAGACTTAGTGCGCAATCGAGGAACATGCACGTGTGGTGGTTCAAGAAAATCCACACAAGAATGTTCGAACTCCAGTCCAGAACAACAAGCGCGGCACATATCGCGCAACAACCTGTTTGGGGGGTTCGGAATAGGCGGGCAACACGGTGGTGGAGACTTCGCAAAATGCGGAAACAATAGCTTCCAACCCTGCTGTTCACCGAACAACCAATCTTTTTGCGCTTCCTCCTCCTCAGTCAAACACAAACTCCGACCATCAGACCAATCAGCACAATTGTGCCCAGTACGAACACCACCAACACACATCGAGCAGTTGGACAAATGTTCACGACAACAATGTCGTTCATGCGGGCTCCATTTGCACTTCAAACAAATTGGTAGCGGCACAGCATGTTGCTCAATCCGACGGCCATAAGCATTCACAGCCGCAGGTGGCCTAACAGGGCCAACCTCTTCAGGATATAACTGAGCCAACGTATGCCCTTCGGCATTGCGGTATTCAACCGCAGCAGAAGCCATCACCGCACACGGAGCAACCACTGGCGCAACGGGCACCACTGGCGGAAACATCAGCAACTCACGTCCTTCCACAAAGGACGATGGTGGGCACCCACGCAACTGAGTGTCCACAACCAACCTACGCAGCGCACATGTGTGCTTTCCAACACATTTGCACCCCTCGGATGGCCGCGCCGTTTCAAACCTTCCTGGCGGCGTGGTTGGTCTCCATAACCAATCACTACCAATACCCCCCTGAGGAGCGGGACCCAACGGAGATTCGGGGTCGCGGACCATATCACGCATCTCATAGCGCATCCACCCACCATCCGGATCATCCACGAACAACGAGGTCCAGTCCCTAAGAACTCCCCAAACCATACGAAAATTGTTCTTCCGCAACATACACAGCAAGAAAGTACGTCGTCCTGCATGTCGACGCTGCCGTATCGCCGGCAGCAAATTGCCATCATTTGCAAAATCAAACACGGCATGCACGATAGCGTAATCCACCAATGATGTTGCCGAGCGGCGAGTGGTACGCAAAGTTTGCATCTTCCAGCCAGCCCCAACAATCTTCTTACGCAAATCCGCAAGGTAATCCTGCAGTGGTTTTTGCAACTTCTTCTGTTCATCCAGCGCGGTCAAAACCACGCTAATGTGTTCCACCGACGACAATGGCAATTCCACGTTTCTGGCGCAGACATCACCATGGAGAGGTGCCAACACACTATCACGAGTAAAACAGCAACCTTTGCATCCTCCGCTGCCCTGTTGCAATTGCTCACAAACAAACGTGAGATCCTTGCGTGCAACAGGTTTCTGTCCCGACGCCAAATCCTCCGGAATGAAACCGGCGTTCAAGCGTTCACCCATAACCTTGCAATTCCCGAAGGTATGGTACGCCACAACTTTGCCCGTCCGAACAGAATAAACGGGCGCACTACAATAGCCATGCTCAGTGGAGATGTTGTAGAAAACAGTGTTGGAGGTGACATCCTTCACCACACCACTGTTTGTCTGCCATCTGCCTTGCTTATCCATCGTGTGCAGTACAACCGGCTCATCGAGCACAGCTTTACCACAAGAGACAACATCATCGGGATCAACATTCGCCACTTTGATCAACAGACCATCCGTCCCAATGGGACTCGCAGCACCAAGATCCACACGATACTTTCTCTCTCCACGACATCCACGCAAAACCATCTCTGCCTGCACATCAGGCACTCCACCATCATCAAAAGAATGGCGATTGAAGCGAAACAGGT